GCTGCGCCATTGTCGTCGTTGCTTTAACCCCCTCAGCCTGTGCAGCGTTAAGCTGGACTGCCTTTATCGCCTCTGGAGAATCACGCAACTCCCTGACAATGGCGTACTCGCTGTCTGTCAATGGGCGTGTTGCTTTGAAAGTCAGTTTAGGTTGTGTTGAGGTTGTATCAAACCGCACCTCTGTGACAATCTTTGTGATGGGAGTTGTATGGTTAGCAAGATGCTGTGCATATTTCTGCAGTGGCATTTTGTTGCGCTCTCCATCGCCAAATATAGAAGTAGCAGGGCAGATCAACTGATACACTTCGCGGCGCTCAATCTCAGATTCAAGCACTACTGCAATACGCCGCTGATACCGGCAAGCCCTGCTTTCTCCTTGTCCACTACCCTTGACGTTTTGGGGGCAGGCAGCGCAAGTGCCAGACTGTGCTTCCCTAACATCAGCGTCCGGTCTTTGTCCATCTGACGACCAGCATACCGGCGCAGTAGCTTGACCCTCCACATAAACTCCGGGGTAGTACTGACGGGAATTGTGTTCGGCAACGCGCACAACGGCCACATTGATGTGGCGCTCCTCACTAGTACGGTATTCCTTACCGCCCAGCATCTCACGAAATACGCCACCCTTGATAGACAGGCGGCGCATTCCCCCGGCACCACTGCCAGCGAGGGCTTTGGTATCTTCATCTACTTCACCGTGCAGGACTCCGGGAAGCGGTGCATCAAACAACGCAATATTTGCCATAGGTTCTCTCCGTTAAATGTCTTGATCTGAACTAAATACCGCTGCTGTTGCTTTTGGCGCAACCGTAACGGTAGGGGGTACAGCTTCTGTTGCCTGCTCTACGACAGGTACGACAGTTTGCTGGTTTGTGCGTAGTAGGAACGCTGCGTCAACTTCTGACATCTTGAACCGGTACATGCCACCGACCTTTAGGAACGGGATAAGCTTGTCACGAATCCATGAGCGAACCGTCGATATTGATACCCGATAATGCGTTGCTACTTCCTCTATAGTGTTGTATCCCTCCATCATTTTCTCCTTATGGTGATGCTGTATTCGCTACTAGAGTTCAAACCGGGGGGCAGAAGCTCTGGGTTATCGGCTAAAAAGGCTTGAGTGTTTGATTGGTGTAGGCGTTTCTCCAAAAGGTAAGGTGCGTTATGGTCAAGTACAAACTTATAAAAGTTCTCCCAGTCAGCAGTTGAATAGGTAGTTCGCACAGTGCGGTAGGCCAACCCGTAAGAGGTGCGAACACTATCAATGCCGTTTAGTTTGAAGTGATCAAGCAACGCTAACTTGATCGTCTTCATCTTGGCTTCCAGCTTCGTTACATCCTCAGTCAGCGTTGTCAGCTTCTCGCGCATCTTAGCGTGGATGCGCATGAGGGTTTCCGGGGTAGGGAGTACCTCCCCTTCAGAGGGTATGTCCATCGTAGTTCTCCATGAGTTAGACTATCTATATTCTTATTATGGCTACAGACTACTAGGTTCCAGCAACTTACGCAAGCAATCCTTTGTAAAGATCAATCAACTTTGTGTGATCGTTGTTTCTACTATCTAACAGGTTATATATGTGTCTTTCAACAGTAGACCCTTGTAACCGTATGATTGTCACCGGGTTCTTCTGTCCCGCACGATGCACCCGCGCATTAGCTTGGGCGTAGATTTCTAGAGAGGGCGTTGGCCCCCACCAGACTACCGTATCTGCTGCTGTGAGCGTTACCCCATGTGCTGCTGCCTGTGGTTGGATAAGCAGTATGCGGGGTTCTTCTGTGTCTTGGAACTGGCGAAATATTTCAGTACGTTTACCCGCTGCAACATCCCCCCGTATGACTGCAACGGAGAAGTCATCTGCGGTGAGTGCATCGCGCAGGACATCAATGACATGCCGAAAAGGGGCGAAGATAAGTATCTTGTGTTTCGTCTCGTCGATGATCTCACGCAGCACCTTGTACCGGTTCTTGATGTCGAACATCAACGTCTCTCCGCTGTCAGAATACACCGCCCCGCAGGACACTTGCAATAGTTTGTTAAGCCCTACCGCTGCGTTGACCGCAGTAACTTGCTCCCCTGCTGCTTGCACCACAAGCTGCTGCTTCAGTTGGTTGTAGAACTTCTTCTGCTGGGGGGTCAACTCTATATCGCGTACAACATAGGTCATGTCTGGCAGGTCTAAGCATTCTTTCTTTGTGTGCCGAATTGCAGGTTGCAGTGCAGCAAACGCAATTTTTTCGGCGTTGGGTTTCAGCGCCCATTTGAAATGCGATACTTTGAACATAACCATGTCTTTGAATATCGTAAAATACTTGGGCACCTTTTCGGGGCTGACTAATTTTGCTAGTCCATAGGCATCCACTGGGGACTGTGCAGCGGGGGTACCTGTAAGCATCCACAGCCAAGTACTATTGGTCACTATGCGGTTTAGGCATTTCCAACGCTTGGTCGTTGTGGTCTTGTAGGCGTTGCATTCATCTACGACAATCAAATCAAACTTACCAGCGGCGATTTCTTTCTCCATGATTTCTACACCGTCGTAGTTGATGATGACGAACTCGGCATCTCCCTCTACAATTGCGCGGCGTTTAGTCACACTACCGTAAGCTACATCTACCGATCTATGCATAGCGATCTTGAACAGGTCGGCTTGCCACGCTGACTGCATGATCGACAGTGGGCATATGATCAAGACCCTACGAACGTGCCCCAACTTGATCAGATAGTCAGCCGCCCAGATCACCCCGCCTGTCTTACCTGTGCCTTGTTCAGATAAACAAAACGCACGGCGGTGCAGCGTCAGGAACGATGCAGTTTCTTTCTGGTGGGCAAACGGCTTGTACATTCCGGGCCAATCATAGTGCCCCAGTATTGGTGACGGGACACCCTTGATCTGCAAGTTCTTCAGTACCTGCGCTTCGTCCAGCCCCCATTTCACCAACACAGTGCCGTTCTCTAATATCTTGCTTCTGGGTATGACGGCTGAAACCCGTTCAGGATTTCGTAGGCTAAGAAGTAACGCTTTATTTTCTATAATTTGCATTGCCGCTCCATGAGAAAAAATAGTAGACCGGGTGAAACAGGTTCCCCTGCCTCACCCGGCACCTACTCACGCAACCGTACAACTAAACAGAAAGGGGTGTTGCGCGTAGGCTGGTACGGTTATGTATTGCACTTTCGTGCCATCTCAAGCTGCCCACTCGTACCTTACAGCAGCCCTAGATGTGAGTACTGCTAGGCTATTTCTTTTTTGTGTGACCGTTCCTGCTGCGGTTCGCGCTAGGAGACACAAGCCGCAAGTTGCTAGGAGCGTTGGTGCCACCCTTACTAAGCATGGTCTTATGGTCTATGTCTTTACCGGTACGATCAACACCTTTTGCATCCATAGTGCGTCGGGCGCGTTGGCGATCCATACGTAAAGGTAGTTCGTTACGGGCTTCCTGCTGCACGTATTCTTTCTTATAGGGTCTTGGCTTATTGACGTAAGGCATCATGCTCTCCCGTTATGTGAACAACTCAATACTGCGCAATGTCTCCGACACAGGCCACTTGGGTTAGGGTTCCATACATTGGCTGTGTAAGCTGCCTCTATCCGTGTGTACTGGCGTAGCCATTTTTGCCATAGTTTTGGTTCCATCGATGTGTCGTATTTATCTTTTATAAATGCATTGCATGCTACAAAAAGCAACCCCGCTTTAATCTTCTTAATCGTAGGGAAGTGCTTAAACAAACCGAGCGCCATCAACTCTAGCTGCCCCGTATCTGCATACTTTGCTGACTTGCCCGTTTTATAATCAACGATCCGCGCCTCACCTGCATCATGGTTCAGTATTGCCAAATCAATGATGCCGCGAAACCATACGTCCTTGTCGTTAAACCCGCAGGGTTCCAATTTCGCAGTCAGCCCTAGCTTGTACTCGCATAGGCGCTCACCTTCAAAATGCATGAGATTATCCAGTGTGCTTTTGATATAGGAAAAATGCGCGGGTAACGGTAGGCCATCTTTCACATAGTCTTCAGCCGCTTTGTGCATGTTGGTGCCGTAGGACATGGCTTCGGAAACCGGCTCCCTAACATCCTTCACCACACGTAGGTGGTAGTACTTGCGAGGGCACTGATCAAAAAGCTTCAGGCTGCTGTAGGACTGTGCGGGTATTGTCATTGTTCACCCAAAAATTGTTTCCGCTTTAAGTTCCACGCTTCGGTACTACCGTGTTCGGGGAAATCCCGTAGCAGGGTTAATGCAATACTCGACGTATAATTCTTCTTGTACTGGCCTATGAAGGGAGGTAGTTTAACGCGCCGCACGATCTGCAGATACCCTGAACTAGCCACCCTACGCTCTAGTGTGTCTTCTAACATACCTAAAGCAATCATCTGGGAAAAACGGGGGGTTATGGATTGGGGGCGTAGATGAGGAAGTGCCTGTACAACCTGCTCCCCAATACATCCGCGTTCCCCGTATTTTGCAACTATCCCGTAGATAGTGCCGCATAACCTAGATGCGTCTAATTTTTCCGCCGCTTCATGGCTAGTATCGGGATCAGTATCTCTAGCTAACCCTGATAGTTTCTCTTCCTCGGAATACTCTTCGTAGTTATCCATTAGCACTCTCCATAAGATTTACCAACACCACTTTCGCAGTTGACGGGTAGCCCCAACGCCCATGCGGGTACCCAACGCATACACTCCTCAACGTATAGTCGTCCTTGCCCTGCTTCTTCTTGTGGTGCAATACATGCAACCGCATCATGCACGGTTAGTACGACACGATACTTTTTAGCCACGCGCACCATCTGCTCACCGACAACTATACGTGCGAGTGCCTGCACAACATTCTCCACAACCTTGCCCCCGTATATCTTGACGCGGCCTTGGCGTGTCTTGTAGCTGTATTGTAGCCCCTTCTCACCTGCCTCGGCGCTAAGGTCTGCATACCGTAACAGCAGTCCATTAGGCAGCTTTATGGCGTACTCCTCTGGCACCAACTCCAGCACCCCTTCACGCCCCAGTTGCGTATGCACCCCTTGGGACATAGCCACCAAGACGGTCTGTGCTTGCCGCCACAAAGCAACTATCGCATCGTTGGTTTCGCGGTACGTCGATATGATCCTGCGGCACTCATCTAGCGAGGTATCTACCCCTGCTGTCTTCAAGGCAACTTGAAACTTGGGTGCTCCCATCCCGTAACCCGCACCCAGAATAGTTGTTTTTCCTATGAACCGTTCTTCCTTGGTAACGTCATCCTCAGCTTTATCGTAGATTCTAGACGCCATCTTTCTGTAGACATCCTCACGTTTGGCAAATGCATCCACTACATCCTGCTGCCCTGCCAACCATGCAAGTACCCGTGCCTCTATCTGGGATGAATCGCAATCAATAACCGCATACCCCTCCGGTGCAATGATGGCGCGTTTTAACTTCCCAGCGTCAGCAGTACGGCTAGGAAGGTTTTGCAGGTTCAGCTTGTCCAGCCCACCCCAGCGCCCTGTATGCGCCGCGTAATACTTGAGGGGCACTGGCATAGCCCCGCGCTTGGCGATCCCAATAAAGCGTTCTGTACGGGACTCCTCCAGCGTGGATTTAGCACCCAGTCGCGCAGCAACTATAGCCTGCACTTGCTCATCGGGATGCTCAAGAAGTGCTTTGAACTCCTCATCACTCTTGGCAAATGCCCATGTTTCTTTCTGTGTAGTCAGG